TTCCAAGACCAGATACGATCGCGGTTCCTCCAGCAGAAACTAATGGTTGGTATCCAAATCCTTCAGTTGATGCTACAGAGATAATAATACCACCTTTTGGATAACTAGAAATTCCAACATCAGGACCTAATGGAACTGTATTGGTTCCTTGGAATGTAATAGATGTAATACCCGACTGCTCACTTAAAACATATTGATCGGAAATTCCTGGTGACTGGAATACATCATTAACAAGAATGATTGCGTTCTCTGTAGAAATGCCAGATATATCAGATCCATCTTGCTTGAGAGTGAACTCATTTTCAGTAGCATTAAATTGATCTGAAATATTATCAAAGATATAGTTCTTATAATAAGTCTCATTTGACGTATCAGGAACACCCGATCTCATAAACGATCTACCTTGGAAACTTGAAGAGGTAGTAATACCTGTCCAGTCTCTTTCATCAGGTGGATTTGTAGTTGATCCAATTGGAGTATTTCCAAATGGTGCCTCTGCAAAATTGAGCACATTATCTACAATATTGTAATTTCCTACAATTTTGGTAACTAAATCACCAGTTGCCGCGGCTCCAATTCTAGTTCCCAACCACTCTCTACGAACTCTAACAAAGTTTGTACTACCAATACCTACACCTTCAATTTTCATAACCTCATCACCAATCTTAATAAGATCAGAACCGAAGAAGGATGTTATTCCACTAAACTCTAACAAGTTATCTACTGATAACATTTGATTAGCAAGTGTCGTAGTAATTGCAGTAGAAACTATTGGAGATTGAATAATATTATCAAGAGCAACAATAACCTTAGCATTTTGATTAGTTGATATAAATCTGTGCGATGTACCAATACCAACACTTTCAAGTTCAACTACCTCGGGAATAGACTTCAGAGCATTTTCTGCACTGGCTGCAATTTTGATAGTATTATCATCGACCTTAACTGCAAAAAGATTTTCTCCTGGAAGGAAAGTTGTGTTTGCAGCACCAACAAAACTAGTTGTGCCGATTCCAATAGCAGAGGATGCAGTTCCAACATGAACATACCTTAGTTTCTCTCCACTAACAAAGAAGTGATTTGGGATTCTAATAGTATTATTCGTAGTGTTAGCAATACCTGCATCATTTGCTTCAAAATATCTTTCAAAGATTGGAAGATTTTCATGCTGTAGTTCAAATCCTCTCTTGATGTCTGACTCTGTTCCTTGATAAGAACCTAAATCACTGTTAATTGTTGCGTTAGTAAAGTCAATTTCATTGGACAGTGATGTATTTTCATTTAAAGTTAATGCATTCATGTATACATTAACAACTGTGTCAATACTTGCATTTGGTGTGAATACAAGGGAAACGGTCCCTGCTGCAGAAACTCTAGATCCAAATGTTCCCAATCCAGCACCAGTTTCTACTACTCCATATTCAGTATCATATGTTTCATAAGTACCAGTTGAGGAAACATAATCATCAATAACGATAAGTTCAGATAGTTGAGTTTCAGAATTAGTAGTATCTGCAACTTGAGCAATAAAGTAAGCACAATCATAATCATTTGGATACTCAGCAACAGTGGTAATACCAGGAGATCCTGAAGCAGAAATGCTAGTTGTTCTAGCCTCAAGTCTTGATCTTGTAAGATCAACGGTCCCAATACCAGTGAAGGTATTTGAAGAAAGTCCTACTTGAATAGTGTTAATTACACCTGTAGTTGCAATACCAACGGAAGTTGGAATAAAGTCAACATTTAAGGAAGATCCACTAAAATATGCATGATATGTACCAAGTCCAGTTGCAGAATATCCACCAAGATTGGTAGTCAATCTACCATATTCCATCATCTCAATATCTGCTCCGTTATGAACAATATTAAGTTCTACTGCTTCAAATTCTTCATTTCTAGTCAAATCTGGATTTATATTGACCAGAACTTTAACACTAGAGTGAGTGTCTCCAATTGAAACAATAGTAGTAGTAACACCAGATGTTACCGGAGAACTCTTAGTTTCAATAGTTACTACTCCACCGATACTTGTAGTTCCTATTCCAAGGAAATTATCATTTAAATTATATGAGAAAACACTAAGATCATAATCATTAACCGTAGATTTAGTTGGATAGAATTGAAGTTGTGCTTCAGATCCAGAAATAGCAAAATCAAAAGACCCTTGATCATAATAAGTTTCAACTCTACCATATTGATTCAAATATCCACGAGAATTATCGTGAAGAAGATCAACAATCATCAACTGTCTTTGTGCGTTGTATCTCTTGTCTCTAACATATGTGATATATTTTTGGAATCTAACATCACTCAGAGGGAAAGTATCTACTACACTAAATGGGGTTGATCTTGGATTACTATTAAATTGACCACCAAGATCATCAATAGAAAGAACTCTATTTCCAACAGATTCAAAATAATCAGTAAGAATTCTATTGGAGAAAATTATTTCATCAGAAACAACTTTTGAATTTTGATTGAGGTTATTTTCCTTAACAATATCAAATCCATAGACACAATTTAGACTTGCAAATCCATCAATATTATTAACAGCAGTTACATTTGTTACTGCCGTTGAGAGTCCAACAGTCATACTATTTTCATTATTTGACTCTAATTGATAATCAGAGAACTTTTTGTATCCTAATGTATGATTCTGAGCAGAGACAACATCAGTCCAAGTATCATATGGAACTTTAGATCTTAATGAATAAGAGAAGTTTTGATAATAGTAATTATCTTGTAGTTTTTGTAATTCAAAATTTAATCTACCAAAATCTTCCTGCCAACCTTGTATAATTTTTGAAGTTGCTCCTAAGTTGATATAAGAATCAAAAGAAGTAATAGAAGATGCAATACCTTGAACTTTAGAATTAAGTCCTTTAACAACCTCACCAACAACAAAATTATCATCAGAAGAAACTGTTAGTGTAGTAATTTTTGGATCCCAACTCTGAACAATTCCTGTAGCAGAATCTGACGTAACTGTTTCTCCACTAATAAAATTCCTAGTGTTTAAAACAACTTCAAATGTTGGGAAATGTTTAGAAGCAAGAATCTTTCCAGAGGAATTAACAGAATTAAAAGTTCCTGGGAACTCACCACCTTCAAACAATCCAGACATGCTATATGTAACACTTCCAATACCACCAAGGTTTTCAGTGATTCCAGTGACATCAAATAACTTGTAATTATATCCAGAAGAGTTATATCCTTTTCCAGTAGATCCTACACCAACACTAATACCCTCTACAAGAACTTTATCTCCAACTGCAAATGGGAAAATATTAACAGTACTAAATCCAACAGATAAAGTTGCTGTTACTGTTTCTGTTGCTGAATCAAACACTATAGTGTTGATACCAACTCCAGCACCACTTTGTGTTGGTATGATTGTTGGTCCAACATTACTCATCCCATTAGTATTTTTCAGAATTTCTACTTCAGATTTTCCAAGAGTTACTTTCAAATTAATATCAGAGACTACTTCACTAGTTTTTCCATCCAGCACAACTAATTCAGGTGGAACTGAGAATCCTCTTCCAAATGAAGTAATTCCAACACTATCAAGTGATGCCAGAGAATCCATTTTGATACTTTGAGGAAGAAGTATTCTTGGATTTAATGTTGGATCTGATGGTAAAGTAAATCCAATATTATCTAAGGTCATTCTCTTAAGAGAACCTATGGATGAACTTTCCGCCTCTAAAACAGCACCATTGCCACCAAGAGTGTTTACGGTAGTGATTCCAGGTAATGAATAATAATTTTTTCCTCTATCAGATAGTTCTACTTTTGCTATTGGTCCAAGTGTGTGGGTACAGTCAGTCTCATATGTGACTAACGACGAAGTGTCATATGAGAGTTTTTCTGGAGTTTCTGCAAGAGAATATGTAAATGTTGTTGTCGTTCCAACATTAATAGTGTGCTTTCCATTATACAGACTTTCTCTAGATACAATTGTGTTTCCAGAAATAACTTCAGTATCGGTATAAATCTCTGACTTTGTTGCAGGAAGATCACTTTCATACAAAGGAGTTAAATTGTAATAAAGTTCAGATGGAGTATTTTCATTAACGGATAATTCTGCTTTGGCACCAACTGTTCCTACTATTCCTTGTCTTGATAAATCAAAAGTATTACTTTCACTATATTTTTCCCATTCTTTAGTAAAGTTTTTATCAACATATAAATCAAACTTAAATGCTGGATAAGTTGTTCCTTGTTTTACATATGAAAGAGAAGGATCAGAGAGATCAAAAGTTACAGTGGAATTTCTATAAAGTTTCACCAGTGGTGATATTGGATTAATTGTTCCAAGAGATGCACTGGTTATTCCTACAGTAATTGGTTTTGATTGTGTTGCTTCATAGTAAGTATTTGACAATTTAATTAAATTATCATCTACTCTCACAACATAGTAAATTTTATCACTAGTAAGTCCTACAGATGATACTTCTGAGGTATGAATTACCTTATCACCTGTTTTAAATCCATGAGAGTTAATCGTTATAGCACTTGTAGTAGTGTTAACACCTGCAGTTACAAATCCAACTGGATTTACAACTAATCTTCTATTATAATCATTATAAGTAAGAGTTACAATTCCTGTATTTTGAGGATTAACATTGACAAAAATATTATGTGGAGAACTCAATCCATGAGTTCCTGCTGTTGAAACAGTAACTAAATTTCTTCTTATATCTCCTGTTAGAACACTATAATTTGTTCTAAAACTATGAGTATCTCCTGTTCCAACATTTCTAAAGAATAGAGTGGTTGAAAGTGTGTTTGCAAGACCAACGAAAGTTCCAGTTGTCCCCAGACCAACTCTTACAGTTGCAATACCAATCAAATCGTCATTTATCTTTGCAACAAATAGATTAGTGCCATCAGCAAGTGTAGTTCCTACCCCAACATTAGTTTCATCTTGTACAATTATTCCAGAACCTTTAACAGTCCCTATTCCAGTAGAGTATGTTACTTGATCTCCTGTTTTTAAATTGTGACCAGGGAGATAGATTGCCTTGGTTTGAATAAAAATAGAGGTTGCACCAGCACCAGGATTAGAGAAGGAAATTGTTGTTCCAATTCCAACTCCAGCAGTTGTTCCGAGTCCAACAGCATCTGAAGGATCAAAATAAATCTGCTTATTGAGAGTATAAGAGTAATCAGTTTTAAACCCAGAATTAATTCTTAATTTTCTAGGAACTTCGTAAATATATTTTCCTATTGTATGCGTTGTTCCAACAGTATTATCAAATGCTCTTAAAACTCTAATTCTTGAATTCAGAGAATCTATATTGAGAACCTTAACTTTTTCTGTTCCTATAATTAAAGTATCATTCTCTCTAATGTTTGGATAGTTTAGATCACCAGAAACTCTAAAGTAAGTTACTATACCAGTTACATTAGTATTACCAATAGCAACTCCTATAGTTCCCACTCCAGCAATTGCTAATCTATTTGTTCTTATACCAACATTATAAAATCCTTCAATTCCTGAAGATGTGGTAGATAAACCTGAAACAGTAATGACATCAAGAGGTTCAAAATTATGAGGATTATCTGAGAAAACCAAATATTCACCTTTTGTTTGTCCTGGATAAATCTCAACCCCTTCAATAATGCTTGAAGCAACACTTATGTTATTAACAGATTTTCCTTTTACTCTGGTTACTTTTGCTGCTACACCCTGCCCTTGAGTTCCATCATTATTAAAGACAAGAGTTTCATTAACACGATAATTAGAACCTCCAGTGACAATACCAACACTATCAATTGCACCAAAAGAAGTTGCTTCAATAGTTGCAGTTTGATTCAACTTATTTGGGACATAAAAATAAGAATATTCTAAATCATCTTCAATAACATTTAATGGTTCTGTGTTTCTACGCCAATCACTTGAAATATCAAAAGAATCATAATTTGATAATGGATTAAAATTAAATCTATCGGGAATGCCCTTGTAGTTATTGCCAATTACATATGGAAAAATTGGTTTACGATTTTTTTCAAAAATTCCAGAAGATTCTGCAAACTTATCATTTATAGTAACAAAATAGGCATAGGTTCCTTTTGGAAATTCTGGTGTTATGCAGAATCTTCCATTATTTTCATCAAGAACACTATCATCAGAAACTTCTTTATGAGTATAATCATTAATAAAGAATCCTTCTGGAAAAATAGATGTGGGAGGTCTATTATCTTTTAGTTCAATAGAGTATCCAGATCTCATCTGTGTTATTACACCACCATTTAAATTAGAATATCCATATGGACCATAGATTGGATGACCATCATAAGCAAATCCTAAAATAGGAGAGTGTTTTGTAGATGCTACTTCAATACTGTTAACCTTTCTGAGATCTCTCTCACCATACAATATATTCCCTTCAGTATCTGTAGAAAAAACAGTTTCTCTAAGTTTTCTTGGTGCATACAAATGAGAATATTGAAGTCCAAAGTCATCTGATTTTAATCCAGGTATAATAATACCATCATCCTGTGAAAAATATGGATAATATTTTTCAAATAAATTTACTCTCCAATTTTGTACATTTGCTTTAAATACTGGTAATACTTCAGTTGATCCTGCTGGTATAACACTAATGGTAGTTGTACCAAAATCATCAGAATATCCTGCACCAGGTTCAATAATTTTAACATCAGTTACCGATCCATTTTCCAAAACAGGAACCAAAACTGCACCTACTCCATCACCTTCTATATCCAAATCTGGTGTAGAAAGATATCTACTTCCAGATTTTTGAATTATGACATCTACTATCTTTCCACCAACAACGATTGGAGTTAATTGGCAATCTGATCCAGATTCTAATTCAACTGTAGGTTGTCTATCTAAGTTAATAATCTCAGATGATCCATACCCAACTCCACCATTTTCAAGATGTATAGATGTTACTGTTCCTCTTACGATTGGTTGGAAAGAACCCTTAAATGTTTCTGTGCCAATAGAAGAAATTCCAACATTTCCAGATAAAGTTACAGTAATGTCTGGATAGTTAAAAATATGAGTTCCCACACCTACAGAGGTCATATCTACATATTGTTTTGTTCTTCTGTAAAATTCTCTGTCTGAAGAAACACCAATCTGAGAGAGATGGAAAGAATCTTTATCAACAACAGTTACATAATACTCCGTATCCACCGATAAACCAGATACAGGAGTTCCTGTGCAAGTATACTTTACTTTTTCTCCAGTCTTGTAATCGTGATTTACAATCGTAACTAAGTTAGATGCCGTATTGATCCCTGTGATTGGAGATGTTCTTTTTTTGTTTTCATAACCAGATCCACCATTAACTACATTGATGGAATTAACTACAGATTTTTTGTTTACTGATTTAAGAGAATGTTTTCCAATACCATAATCAGTTAAAAATACAGTGTTAAGTCCAGAAATTGCATCAGCTTCATTTTTATGCAGTCTAACAGTAACATTATCCAATACTGAGACGTAATAAGAAGAATTAGTTACTATTCCACTTACACCTTCTTGATCTTTTGTTTGATATAAAACTTGCTCAGCATTTCTAAACTTATGATAAGTTGTGAATCCAATTCTTGATTGAGTAGATGCAGTTCCTGTGATAACTCTATTAGAAACTAAGTCTGCAAAAAACTCAACTTCATGGTCAATCAACTTCATGTTAGCTTGGGCAATCGCACCAGAACCATTTCCACCTTCAATTTTGATTGTTGGTGTGTTTAGATAATCAAACCCAGAATCTATTACTCTTACTTCTCTAAGAGATCCACTGATAGCAGGATATCCAGTTGCACCGGTTCCAACAGAGTCTGAAATAATCAAATTTGGTGGGTTTATTACATCAATATTTGTTCCTTCTGATAAAATATCAATTGACTCAATTTTTCCATATCTTATTACATCTTTACCTTTGTAATTTAAAAGTTCAACACCATTAACAAACATTCCAGTCAATCCTGGTTCTGTTTCTGTTAAAGTACCATCATTTAAAGGTTCTGATATTTTTCTTAAAACTTTCTGTGGTTCTAAAGTCTTTCCATTAAATTCAAAAGGTTTTATAGAACTGTTAGCAACAGTAGTTGAATTATCTAAGGAAATAAATTTAGAATTAAAAATATCATCTCTACTTCTTGCAAACTTAAGAGTTGAACCATTTACTCTTTTTACAAAATAAAGACCATCAGCAAATAATGCAGTGTCTCTAACTAATCTAGTATCACTACTTCCACTATCATTAATAAATGTTTCTGTAACCAGTTGCGCTGAATAGTAAACAGCATCTCCAGTATAGAAACCATGCTCTACTCCAGGAGAAATTTCAAATTCATCTCCAAGGAAAGTTCCAGAGAATTTGAATTCTCTAGATGCAGGATTTAATGGTTGTGAATCATAATGAGGTATTGATGGAGAAGAAATCAAATAATCTCCAGATTCGTTTTTATAAACATTATCAACATCAGTAGAATATATCTGTGATGATGGATAAGTGGTAGAGGAAACTTTTTGAATTCTCCTTTGAATTGTATATGTAGCACTTGTGTTTAAAACACCTTGTCCTCTTATAGTAAAAGTTTTTTCACCAGTTACTGATATGATTTTAGTTTCTTTTCTAGCACCATTTAAGATAACTTCCGCACTATCACCAGATCTAAATTGATTAGGTACATTTAAAGTTACTTTATATGTGTTATTTGATGAATCTGTTAATTCAAGATTTTTAATTTTATATGTTGGTGAGATATTATAAAACCACTTACCAGTTTTAATATTTTTCTCAGAAATTCCAAGATTAGTTACATTAACCTTTCCACCTTTTAAAAGACCTTTAGTATTAACTGGAACATTAATAGAGTTCAGAACAGAGTTAACTCTTACCTCAATAACTTCATCTTGATCTAATTTAGACCTTCCATATGCAAATGTATTGACTCCTACGACTGTTGCATCTGCAACTTCGGCATCAATATCAGTAACTCCATAAAATTGTGTCAGTGACTTAGAAGTATATGAAGAAACTCCTACACTATTATCTGGATAACGGAAATATAACTCTCCTGTGGATCCAAATCCAACAGTTGAATCAACATCAATAACCGATGATCCTGCAGATACTTTGCCTATTATTCTTGTGGATGGTTCTACAGTAAATGCACCATATACTGCCCCCCGTACATAGGCATCACGATTATATCCACCATCAATACTAAGTTTGTAAAAAGTTTTTCCGTAACCAACTTCTATCTTTTCAACACTGGTAATTGGTGCATACGCTTTGTTTATTCCACCACCAAATTTATATTCATTTTGATATAAAGTTGCGTTCTCTAAATTCTCTGGATCACCTTCAATAGGTTCTACTACTAAACTATTGACGATTCTATATTGAGCATTTGAAGGAGAAATCAGAAAATCTCTTGGTTTTACAATCCTTACATCTTCATTGTATAATGCTCTGAATAAAATTTCAAACGAATAATCAGTTCCTTTACTTCTATAAAAATCTTTTGCTTGTTTTACAAACAAATTTTGATTCAGTTCAGTATCTAAATTTCTTTCTTCTAAACCAGGTAAGAATTGATGTTTTGCTTTTACTAAAAATTCTTTTAAGAATAAGCAACTTAAATTTGTTATGATTGATTGATCAAGATGATCATCAGAATCAGTCTCACTGAATACTACTTCTTCTTTGTTTAACTCACTTCTATAAGAAGTTATTCCAACAAAACCTCTAACACAACCAGTAAAAGAAAAATCAGTTTTTCCAGTGTAAGTTATTACTTCATCATCAATCTTTAACAGACCATAAGACTCAGGAAACCCATTTGTGCCAGTTGGAGATGCTCCTGGATCTACATTGATTGTCGTTGCATCAAAATCTAAGTCACCAGAAAGAACAACAGATTCAGATAAATTTGTGGTATTATCTAATTTAATATAACTATCAATATTTTGAATCAGATCAACTGGACCACCTTGGTATTCTTGTCCAAGATAATACTGTTTTAAAAGTTCAGAAATTAATGGATAATCCTCCCTAACATAAGCAGGGAGTTGATTGGATACGATAGTGTTAAACTGAACTCTAGTTTCTGACATTTTATGAATTTATCGTCTGTTAGTGATGGTATTGATATTAGTATCCAGATCCACCGGATGAACCAGTTGAACCAGTTGATCCCGATGAACCTGATGATGATCCACTTGTAGAAATCCTTGTGCCTCCTGTAACTCCTGATGTTTGAGTGGTAACTCTAGATCCAGTTGCTCTTGTTACTACTGCCGTGTCTGGTCCACCAGAACGGACTAAATTACCATTTGCATAACTGGAAGAAACGATGTATGTAGAAGCAGAAGGATCTAATCCAGAGGTGACATCATCAACAACAGGTTCAAATAAACTGCTACTAGTATCTAGTTGCAAATAAAGATCCTGTAATCCGATAACATCATTTGAATGTGGTGTTGCCGAAAGTTCTAAAATTGGTTGACCATCTTTTGTTTTTGCACCCGTCATATTGACTGGATTTATTGTTATAACTCCACTGTCATAATTAATAAACCCAACATCCCTTCTTACAATATTTGGTGATTGCGATCCTGCAGTTGGTAAAGTAAAGAAGAAGAGAGTTCCAGTTCTTCTATTGGTATCTGGAATATCAGAAACATACACAACATCCTGTATTCCTGCAACTGTAAATCCACTTGACTTTATATTATAACCATTCATAGATTTAATATGGAATTGATTTCCAAATCCGATTTGATATTCAACAAATGTGTTAAGAGTCAGTCTCAGATCTCTTCGGATAGAAACTGTGGTGATATTTGAGGTCACAGAGTCATGACTATCATCAATTAACTTGAGAAGTTTACTATATTTTAATCTGGCACCATACTTATTCAACTCACTTGATTCTGCATACTTATTGACATTATTTTGAACAACACTAGAAACAAGAGTTGCTGATGGTGCTAAGTTTGTGTTGTAGTAGATTTTGCTATTTACTTCAACATACAAATATTTCAGATCAAGCAGTTCTGGAACAATTCCTGCTACAGAATACTTCTTAAGTTTCTTTTTAATGTTTTCTTTGATAAGATTAGGGATAAAGTCACCAAATCTTGGTTTGATACTAATAAAAACTTTTCCATATTGTGGAGGAACTAGTTCTTCTCCACCAAAAACAGAAATAGACTCAGTTTCTGGGTAAATTTGTGTTGGAATTAAGGATTCATAGTCATTTGCAGTCAATGCTCTGTTTTGAGAAGCATAAATTCTTGGTGCAAACTTTTTAATAGATTCTACTCCTTCAATTGCCTCTCCACCTCTAGCAGTTAATCCAGTTGTTATAAGTGAGATGCCAGTTGTAACAACATATTCTTGATTATTTCTAGAATAAACTAATCTTCCAGCAAAAGTAAATTGACCAACTCCATTTGCAGCATCACCATTTGATGTAATGTAATCTACACTAACATAGTTGTTGTCTTCGAGTTTTTTACCAAAAAGACCATCACCAAATATTACTTCGTATCTTTCATCATCTGCTTCTTGCAGATAGTAGACAGTTGAGTCTGGTTTTACTTCAAATAAACTGTCTTGACGACTATATTTTACACTTCTAGATGATGACTGGTTTGGTTTGACGGTTACAGTCAATAATTCAGTGTCAATACCGATATTGTCTAAAATAAACTTATTATTTGGATTTCTTGCAGTATAAGTGAAGTTGGAGGTCAGTAGATTGCCCTCATAAATTGAGATATTGTTAAATTCAGCAATTCCATCATTTACAGGAACAGTAATATCATTTAAAATTGAAAATACAAAGGAAGAATTACCAAATCCACCTGATGAAGTTGCTACAGGTCCTTTTTTAAGAGTAAGAGTTGATGGAGCTGGAGTAACATTACTAGTATCAACAAAAAAAGTAATTACTCCAGTTGCTGCTTTTCTTGATTTGGGTAAATATCCAATATTTCTTGCTAAAGAAACGACATTTTCTCTTAATGTCGCACTATCAATGAATACTTCATTCGCAACCATGTTTGCGTTGTATGAAGTAATGTAGGTATTATATGCCAAAACATCAAGTATTGTTGAAAGGTTAGAACCCTCAAAATCATAGTCAGTGAAATTGGAGTTTTCCTTTAAATATTCTCTGAGTGTTGTTTTAACCTGGTTAAAGTCCAGATTAGTAAAATTAGCTAGTGGCATTTTTTACCTTGTTGATTCCAGGACAAATTGTAATTCTTGTGGGGGAACATCTGCTCCAATAATCTCATAAATGATGGTTACATTAAATTCATTCTGATCAAAGTTAGGATCTACCTCAACTTCCTTCACATTCACTCTTGGTTCATAAAGTTTGAGTGAACTTTTTATTTCATTTTTTATAATATTGGCAGAAATATCATTTATATTCTCAAAAAGTGATTGACTGATCCTAGATCCAAAGTCTTCATTAAAAAATTTCTCTCCAGGAACAGTAAAAACAATGTTTCTCACTGAACGAGCAATTGCAGACTCATTTTTTAGCGCGAGTATATCACTTGTCAGAGGATGTTTCTGAAAAGTCATACTTACATCTTTAAAACCTTGACTAACGCGCTCTAAAGGCACAAAATTACAGCAATTATAACTTATTTATTAGGGTATTTTCATCAAAATTCGTTCAAGGGAATGGGTTCAGTACCATAATCCCAGTCATTATAGTCATCATCATTGCGAATTTTTTCATGAATGTCATTTTGCTTGACGAAATCATGTTTTTTGGGTGTCAAATCATCATTTGCAATCTCACGAAGCATTTTTTGATGCTGATGATTACCTAAATTGTCCAAAAAATCGTGTTCAGTTGCCATTTTTCTCCTTTTTTCGTATTTATTGAGTGTCAAGAGGACGATCCTCTTGTGATTTGTACATGTCTTCTATTTTTTCTTCCTCAATTTTACGTTCTTTTGATGTTTTCCAAAAATATTCGTCTTCACGACCCATTCCAAGACGTTCAAAACCATTTTCAACCTGATAATATTGAGTTGAAACCTTAAAGTCAGGCATTTTTGGTTCAACAGGTGTCAAACTATTATCATAGATACGCATTCTATTGTTAGGATACAGTGCATACTGTCCATTTTCAAGTTCAATCAAGTTATGTGACTTATGTTCTGCAGGATTTTCACTTGTAGCATAGTCAACCACCTCAGGATCTTGATGGTAATTGTCTATAGTGCAGATATAAGTACCTTTCTGAATACCAAAGTCCCGTGTGTACAGTTCATAGTCCATACTACCGATAAATTGCTTCTGAACAGCAACTACACCATAGTCCATACAGTTCCAGAACTGTAGGTTAGGAAGGTCCATATCGGGTCTAGGTGCCTCTGGAGCAGACACAAACGCACTGATAGGTAGTTTGTCATACATTGCCGCATATTCGGGCAAATACGTCTCAAAATAAAAAGTGCGCCCAGGTATCGACTTACACGATACCCAAACGCCTTTTACATATTCACCATGACCAGATTGATGATCAGTTAGATATTCTTTTCTTACCCATACTTCTATCGAGGGGAGGTTACAAATTAAAGCAGCCATTATGTATTAATGTAACTGCTTCTATTTAACGACCTTGACCACGATACCTCTTCTTTGCTTTATTACGAGAAGTCGCAGAAAGTAAGGTGTTCTTTCCATTACCTTGACGAGTTTTCTTCGGTTTTCCGGGGATATAACTCCCCCCTTTCATCATTGCCATAATACTTTAATTTAATACGAGAAACAAGGTGGGGGACCTCATAATCCCCCTGTAGTCTATTATATCAGATAACCCGAGTCTTTTCATGACCAACACGAATGCGAGGATCACACCAGATCTCAAATCCTTTCTCTTTGGCATCAAGACAGAATGAGACATCCTCACCACACATGTCCTGTACATTCCCACTCTCAAAGACTTGCATCTTAGGAGCAAACCAAGGGTATTCTAGATTCTCAAACACACCCTTCTTAATCAAGACCCAACCAAATCCTGTATAATCAACAGTAAATGGTTTGCGTCGTTTGGAAATAGATTCGACAGTTTCGTGATTCATCACTCCACCATTCTTACGGAAATCATCCTCTTCTAACCAGTGTGCGACAGAAGTTGTGTGTCCATCTTCAGTGGCATACCATCCTGCAACTACTTCTTTCTCTGTACCATCTTCTGCAATTGCCATATCACACAACTGCCAGAACTTATTGGTATCAAAAACAATATCTGAGTCAATCCACAGTTGATAGTCATATTGCAACTTACCATCCCAAGGGATCTGGTTAGGACCACGCAGTACATTTGCACCTAAACACTTACAACGTGCAAAGTTAACCATAGATGAGTAGTCTTGACTAATCTGAATACTCATTCCATTCTGTACCATATCAAAGCACAGTTGTACGAAGTTCTTCAAGAAGATAAAAGAACATCCACGTCCTGGAAGGCAAAATACAATAGTCTTGCCTTTCATCCTTTCTTTAATTGCTGCAATATCCCACTCTTCAGTCTTCTTTGGTCGCGGGGCAGTTGCCTTAACAGTAAATCCTTTTGCCATAAGTCTTAGAAACTTCAGTTCAATTCTATCAGTCTATATGTATAATGTCAATATGAATCACATCCAGGTGGTTCAGTCGTAGAACCCGCACTAGCACTTC